GCTAGACTCACGTGTAGCCAATATCTACAACGATTTAGATGTGCTTCTCGCTGTATGCGATTCTCTCGTGCCCAAGTCCAAGCATGACTGCCGCCTGAGTCTAAGTCACTGTTGAGTATACCGTAACAGCGCATGGGATGGGGATTGTCAGTAAACGCATATAGTTTTGGCATGAGTGTATTTAAATACTGTATGAACTTATTATATACAAGACTGATCCAAGAATGGCAGGACCTTACAGTAACATACCCACAATGGTTAACACACATAGTAATGTCAGAGTTCTACTATACACTGACTGTAATAGCTGTGTGCGCCGCGGCTTTTGTAATGGGTTTAGCAATGGGATTTACAGTAGTAATACTATAGCGTACAGTAAATTACAAGCATGCGGGCCGCTAGAGAACTATTAAGATTAGTCACAGCGTGGTTTTTACTGAGCTGGGATTGCCATAAACAGGGAGGTTACAGCTATCACTATGATCACAGAATACACTGTACGCAGCGATTGGGACCGTGAGGGTGAACGCTTTACAGTACTGTATTGTGGTTCTAGTATAGGCCCCGCTGTAAAGGTTTGTGTATGTGTGTGTACGCAGTGGAAAATGCTCAGTAAGTGTGATTTACTGACCCCCAGCTTGCGTATAGAGGTCTACAACGTAGGTGACCGAGACAAATGGGTGTGGTTTAGTGTGACAAAGTGCAATAAAGTGTGGAATTGTGTGACCATTTGAGCATAGCCTCTCCAACCACCGGTCTTGACTCTTCAAACACTATAGATTTCAGTGTGGGATCACCCTAAAACGGCTCGTTTCCACCATTCTTCCTACTATAATTCACTATAATCCACCGTATGGGCAGCGTGAATAACTGTGTAACTGATCTTACACAGTGGCCCCGCTGCAGAGTATTGTGTCTATTCCCAGAAGTCTTTAGTATGTATGTGTCGCATAGTGGGATCTAGTAACAGTGCCCACGCAAGTCTATCTTCTCTTATATAGAACTCTAACCATCCCTGTATACTATACGCATGTACATACTCAGCACACTGCCACACTCTCTCTTGTACAGTGATGTCTGAGTTAGATCTATAACACAGTATGCGCATCTAGTACTTAGTTTTGGCTATAGGCCCCGCTGCGTAGGATATAAAAACTGCCAAAAATCAGTTGACACAATCTCAGAATGATCGTATAATATACACATGCTTAAGAAAAGAGCACTAAGTAACAGCAGAGAATGGGATATGACATTACCAGATGAAAGATACCGTGCAGTAGTGCAGACCCGGAGGTTCTTGTTGGATCTCTGTAATCGTGAGCACACTCCCCGAGTACCTAAATTGATTCGAGACACAGCTAGAAGCATGCTGCGTCACTATCCCTCAGACTGGGACATGAACTGTGCAGCAGAGGCAGCACCAGAGGTATTCCAGGAACGCATGGAGGATCTACACAGATTCGTAGTTGCGGGATCACGTGAAGCAGGATTCACAGCAGCAGAAGAGGATCACAAGTAACAGATTTCGGGCCTCTAGCTCATGTTGGTTAGAGCAGCGGACTCATAATCCGTTGGTGCCGTGTTCGACTCACGGGGGGCCCACCACACAACGTTAACAGCAGCAGCCCTTAGCTCAGTTGGATAGAGCAACAGCCTTCTAAGCTGTAGGTCACTGGTTCGAATCCAGTAGGGCTGGCCATCATCAACTACAGCTGCGCAGCAGCAGAGAGACCACAGTGTACAAACATCCGAACCCTATGGATCCCTTTGATGGGTTCAAACGTTGGTATCGCGAGCTATGGCCCATGCAGCGTGTGGGAGTTTGGCTGTGCGCAGCTGTGATCGTGGCTGCTGCAGGGTTCTGGGTCACGAGGTAACAGCGGCAGAGAGCAGTGCGAGCTGAGAAACCCAGAGACCCTAAGGGTTATAGGGTCAAATCATTTTGGTTGACAGATTGGGTCTAAGGTGCTATAATTATAACATGAACTTAGAAAAGCCCACCCGCAAGAAACGCATAGACCGTACGCACATCATCTATGAGCTGCGTGTCAACGGTCTCTCTTACATAGGCGTCACAGCTAAGACTGAGACTACTATTAATAAGAGCGTGTTGGCACGTGCCGCCAAGCACTTCTACAGAGCTAAGAAAGAGAACAAGGACTGGCTGCTGTGCCGGGCTCTGCGCTCGCTGAACGACAAGAGCGAGATTGAAGTACTTGTTCATGAAACACTCAGAGGCAAAGCAGCGGCTCACAAGCGTGAAGTTGAACTGCGTCGCACACTGCGCCCTACACTTAACACAGACACACGAGGAGATTGATATGTATACAGTAGAACTCTACAAACAGGATCGCAGGGTCAAGGGTGGGGAACGCCTAGATCGCAAAGTGGATCACAGCACTGCGGATCGTGCAGCTATAGCAGAGGTCTATGCTGCCAAGTACCCTGCAGCCAAGGGCTATCGCTTTGAGATCCACGAAACCTACGTGCTGCGCAAGAACATGATGGGTGGGGCAGAGTACCAGGAACGCTACGATACGCCTCGACACTGCTCCTATAATACAACTTTACAACATAGGAGCGAACTATGAAGAAACAGGAAGCCAGCACTGTATACGCTGCGTATGCAGAATTTGAACGTGCTGCGGAACAGTTCTACACTGCTGCACAAGCTATGGCCCAACACTGCCCAAAAGCACAAGCCAACAGACTGTACAGACTCTGCGAGGACATTAATGTAGAGACAGTTGCCATCGATATCGAACTTGACAAGGTGCTATAATGCGTTACTACGATCACCTAGCAACTATGCAGCGCGATGGCTTTGAGATCATCGTGGACAAAAGCTACGAGGACTTGAACCCACGTGATTGCTTTGATGACACCTGCTGCGACATCGAAGAGATCATCAAGGACATCGACCGTGGCCACTTGGACTGGTTCATGCTGCGTGTACGTGCTCTAGTTGATGGTCACGAGCTGGGCTCAGCCTACCTTGGGGGCATGCTCTACGAAGATCCCTCAGAATGCTTGACTGATGGTTCGGCTGAGGACATGATCGATCAAGCAATTGCAGAAGCCAAGGTAGAAGCCCGCAGGCTTGTAGGGTCTTTATCCAAAGTGGTTGACACAGCAGCAGTTTGAGCATATAATAAACACTTAGCAACAAAGGAACGAAAATGCAAAATGTTACACGCACAGAAGAAGGCTACATGCTAGACATACCTGTAAACAAAATGTTTACTACATGTGGCGACGGTTATTGGAGCACAGTAGCAAAAGAAGTGTTTGTAGAGAGCATTAACATGTTTATTAATGCAGACAAAGAAGACGGCGATGGCGACTTGCAGGCTTACTTTACAGAGGAAACTTGGAACGATAGCTACGGCTTAATTTACACAGACAGCGAGTTTTTGGCCTGCGTACACACTGCACTTATTAAGGCAGGCATTAGCATTGAAGCGGCAGAGGACGTTTGCTACAGCGAACAGGGTATGCAGGGAGACAATTATGTTAGCATGGACGCTTATGCGCTAGGAGACTACGTGCGAGCACGTATGCATAATACTGTGGCTGCGTAAAGGGTCTTTGGTTGACAGCCCTGCGGTTTGGTGCTATAATATACACTTACACACACTTAATAGGAGCGACAACTATGGGTACACGATCAAGAGTAGCAGTCATGCATGGCGATGTCTGCAAGAGCGTCTATTGCCACTACGACGGCTATCTGGACTACACGGGCCGTATCTTGCTGGCCCACTACGATTCCACAGCAGCTAACCAGCTGATCGCACGTGGAGACAATTCGGGCGTCAAAGAGACTATCGAAGAAATGAACTTCTACGAAGATCGCGAAGCTCAAGGCGAGGACGTTAATGAGTTCTTGGCCAGTACCCCTTGGAGTGTAGCACACTCATTCGAAGAGTTCCTCGATCAGGTCTCGGGCTGCTGCGGTGAGTACTACTACGTGATGAGGGACGGTGTTTGGTATGCGGGCTGCGTATACGACACAGAGGGTCTTGTGAAGCACGGGTTGGTACCGCTCAGTGATGCTCTTGCTGCGATCGCAGCAGCAGATGTGGCGTAAAAACAACACACACAAATAGGGGTTGACAAGATCCCTATTTGAGTGCATAATAGAGACTATGTTAACACACACAGGAGCGAACACTATGCGTATTACACTTGCCCAGGGCCAATACGGCGCTAAGAGCAATCAGATCTACCCTGGCATTGAGCTGGATATGGTAGGGGACTTTGTCACAGAAGCCAACAACGGTTGGGAAGGCTACATCAAAGCCCGCTCAGGTTACAACATCAAAGGTGGTGGCGAGACCTGTAAGGTACGATGCAACCAAAGTGACATCCAAGCAATTGCAGGAGCTCCAGCAGGGGTTACTATGTTGCAGGCTCTGAACAAGCCCGTGAAAGCCAGCAAGGCAGATGCTGTTGTCACAGACTTCACACAGGTCAAAGTGCCAGACTCTGCAGTCGCAGACGAAACTGATGAGCAGATCATCGAGCGTACTAGATTGCGCTTTGAGATCCTCAAGGACATGACCAAAGCAGTAAAGACTGGCGACGTTCGTGCTATGATTGTCACAGGCCCTCCGGGTGTGGGCAAATCCTTTGGTGTTGAAGAAGTACTTGCCAAAGATGACTTGTTTGACATGATGGGTCAGCGTAAGCCCAAGTATGAGATCGTCAAGGGTGCTATGAGTGCCATTGGCTTGTACAGCAAGCTCTACAAATACAGCGATCCCAAGAACATCGTTGTGTTTGATGACTGCGACTCAATCCTGTTGGACGACGTTGCACTTAACATTCTCAAAGCGGCCCTGGACACTTCCAAGAAGCGTACCATTTCGTGGAACACTGACAGCCGTGTGCTACGCTCAGAAGGAGTGCCAGACAAGTTTGATTTCAAGGGCGGTGCTATCTTTATCACTAACTTGAAGTTTGAGAATGTTCGCTCTAAGAAACTGCAAGAGCACTTGGCGGCACTAGAGTCACGCTGTCACTTTATCGATCTCAAGATGGACACAGACCGTGAGAAGGTCCTGCGTATCAAGCAGATCGTCAAAGACGGCATGTTGGACTCTTATGAGCTTGAGGACACGGCTAAAGATGAGATCGTTAACTTCATCCTTGAGAACCGTAGCCACATGCGAGAGCTGAGCCTGCGTACTGTTTTGAAGTGTGCAGACTTGAAGAAGAGCTTCCCTGCTAACTGGCAGAACATGGCCAAGGTCACTGTTATGAAAGGTATGGCATGATGGACTTAGGATTAGGCCCTGCCAAAGAGTGCCAGTGGATTGGTGCAGAGCAACGAGAGTGGCCCTACACCATGTGCGGGCAGAAGAGCATCGAGGGCAAGAGCTATTGTGCAGAGCACTACCATCAGATGTACAAGAAGGGATCCAGCAACACGGGTGCCCGGAAGATGGAGAAGTTGATTGAAAAAGAATTGGCTGAACTGAAACTTCAGCAAGAGATCGAGGAGATTGATAATGTTTGATAGCATCGTAAAGGTCACCCTGGCCATAGCAGTGATTCTGCTGTTGCTGGCGATTGGACCCTGGCTGGTAATTTGGGCTCTGAATACACTGTTCCCTGTGTTGGCTATCCAGTTCACATTTTGGACTTGGTGTGCTGTGGTTATCCTGGGCACGTTCTTTCGAGCAAATGTTTCCGTTAAACGGAAGGATTGAGGTTGACCTTGAATCGGCGTTCTGTTATTATAATAAGACGCTGTTAAAGAACAGCCACAACAAAGGAAACTTAAAAATGAAGAGATTCAATCCAGAAACCAAGACTTTCAAAGTCTTCAACGCACTCTACAACGGTGCAGCTCTAACAGCCTCCCAAGCTAAGAAAATGGGTGTTGGCAACCTGTCAGCAGAAGTCAGCCGCATCAAGCAGAACGGTTATGCTGTTTATGCTAACCAACGCACAGCTGGCAACGGTGAAATTCACTGCTGATCAAGTCTGGGGTTGTGCTGCTGCTGCGCAGCGTATCAACGGGGACTACCTCAAAGAAGATCAATGGGAAAACATCAACGACCAGGCCCGTAAGATCAAGACTGCTAACAAGCTCTTGGTCAAAGACTGGCTTCGCACCAATGACTACTCCCAGGTTACAGCTGCAGATATCACTGCGGGGCAGACTGCTCGTAATCATTTCAAATCCTACACCTTGCTGGCCATAGCTGGCAGACTCAATGAGTTCCAAACCACAGCCATGCAACTCGCAGCCAAAGAAGAGTTCACAGGGCGTGATATCTACGACTTTGCTGTGATCTCATGCTTGCCTTCAGTGGCTGTGCGTGATGTTGCCAACAGTGAGCTCAAACGCGAGATCTACACCTCAGAACAGCTGCAGGGTGATGTCGGGGATGCTGTGGTGGGTGACATCACTGTGATCAGCGCCCGCTTCAACAGTGATTACAACAGATACAAGATCACGGCCCGTATGGGTGAGAGCTTCGTGGACTTCTGGTTCGGACAGGAGCTGAAAGGGGAGCTGAGGATCAAGGGCAAGGTCAAAGTTCAGCGTGGCAATAAAACAACACAGTTGAACTATGTGAAAATCGTAGGTTGACAGCAAAGCGATTTGGTGTTATACTTATGATACTGAGAGATTAAATGTTCAACCGCAACTTAAAGAGGTCTTAAATGGGTAAGCAAACTGATATTTCCGTCCGTCAAGTCGGACCCAAGGGTGCCAAGAAGGCAATCCGCAAAGCGATTCAAACTCGCCGTCCTACATTCCTGTGGGGCCCTCCAGGCATTGGTAAATCCGATCTCGTGAAGCAGATCGGTGATGACGCAGGTCGCGAAGTCATTGACGTGCGCCTGGCATTGTGGGAACCCACAGACATCAAAGGTATCCCTTATTACAACGCAGACCAGGGCAAGATGGTTTGGGCACCTCCAGCAGAACTGCCCACAGACCCAGAGTCTACTGCAATCATCTTCCTAGATGAATTGAACTCTGCACCCCCTGCTGTTCAGGCCGCGGCCTATCAGTTGATCCTTAACCGTGCAGTAGGTACCTACAAACTGCCTAAGGGTGTTGACTTGGTTGCCGCTGGTAACCGTGAAGGCGATCGTGGCGTGACATATCGTATGCCTGCTCCGTTGGCTAACCGCTTCGTTCACTTGGAAATGAAAGTGGACTTCGATGACTTCCAAGACTGGGCTACGCTCAACAAGGTGCATCCAGAGGTTGTTGGTTATGTAGGCTTTGCCAAGCAAGACCTCTATGACTTCGATCCTAAGAGCCCTAGCAAGTCATTTGCAACTCCACGCTCATGGGTATTCGTTAGCGATCTCCTGCAAGACGACGACTGCGACAACGACACATTGGCAACCCTGATTGCGGGTGCTGTAGGCGATGGCTTGGCTACCAAGTTCATGGCTCACCGTAAGATCGCAGGTCGTTTGCCCAAGGCAGAGGACATCCTCGACGGTAAGGTCAAGGACTTGCAGATCAAAGAAGTCTCAGCCATGTATTCTTTGACCGTTAGCCTGTGCTACGAGTTGAAAGACCGTGCAGAGAAGAAGGCTAAGAATTGGGACAGCATGGCAGACTGCTTCTTCCGCTACATGATGGACAATTTCCCAACTGAGCTGGTTGTGATGGGTGCTAAGACTGCACTTACCAACTATGACTTGCCCTTGGACGCAACGAAGATGAAGAGCTTCGATGAGTTCCACAAGCGTTTTGGTAAGTATGTTTTGAGTGCTATGGAGAATTAAGACCTCGCCATAGCAAGGGCGGAGGGCTTCTCAGGGCTCGTCCGCCCAACTATTTTGGTTGACAGGTATGCGAATAGATGCTATAATATACACATACTAAGGAGAGCGACACATGGACCCAATCGTAGAGAAACTTACAACTGCCCGAGTAGGCCTGCTACTCAAAGCGCCTTTCTTTCTGTCATGCTATCTTTGATCACTTTGGTCGTTGCGGTAGCCGTGATCGTATGCTGGCGAACATCGCACAAGACTACGCGGTGAACCAGATCCTTGTAGATGAACGCATTGGTGAGAAGATCACTGAAGTAAAGATCTGCTATGATCCAAAGTATCGCGGCATGGCCTGGGAAGAGATCTACGACGAGCTCTACGAAAAAGCAGAGAAGATCCCTATGGATCAATTGCTCAAGCAATTAGGTGAACTGTTGGACGAGCACATCAAAGAAGAAGAAGGTGTAGGTTCTGGCGGTGACAAGACCAAAGACGGCAAGGGCAAGCC